AAATTGGTGGTATTGCTGGTCCTTTCCAACTCGGTCCTGTTGACGAACCAATTGAGGTTAGCAACGAGGCTGGTTTCATTGAGACTTTTGGAAAACCACTTTCTACCGACAGACAGTATGAGTACTGGATGTCTGGAAGTTCATACCTTTCCTATGGTGGTGTTCTGAAGGTTGTTAGAACTGACGGAACCGCACTGAAGAACGCCAATGCTGGTGTCGGAATGGCTAACACCACGACACTGAAAGTTAAGAACAACGACGACTACGAAGAAAACTATCAGACAGCTACCAACTTTACTTGGGCAGCTAAGAACCCTGGAACATGGGCTAACGGTCTGAAAGTTGCAATCATCGATAACGCAGCTGACCAAAGACTGGGTATTTCAACTGTTGCCTTTGGTGATGGTTCAAATCTGAAGGTCAACGTAGGAACCGCTGTTACGACATCTATCACAGGAGCTATTCCTGGAGCTGGTACAACTTCAAACTTTGATGGTTACCTCAAGGCTATCGTTACTGGAGTTACGACTGATTCTGCTGGAAACAACAGTTCAATCGATGTTAAGATTACTGCTAGAGTTTCAGCAGCTGGTACAGAGTACCCAATCGATTATGCTAAGAACGACGCTACTAGAGCTTTCTCAGCTAGTGACACTCTGATCTTCACAAACTCCTCAGGTATCACAACTGGTTATTCAGTCTCCGCTGATACAGCAGTTGACTGGTATGATCAACAGACACTGTCTCTGAATACCCCAATCTATTGGAACTCAATCGCTGGTAGACCAGTTGATTCAAACTTCTCCTCTTCGAGAAGTGGTGGTGGTGATTCACTTCACGTTGTAGTTGTTGATGACGACGGTTCTGTAACTGGTATTCAAGGAAACATCCTTGAGAAACACACCTTCCTCTCTAAGGCTAAGGACTCCACCGCTGATGGAAACGCACCTACCAGAAACTACTATAAGGATTATCTGATTAACGGTTCCCAGTATATCTTCGCTGGATACAACCCCTCAATCGGTGAAGACGCTTATCATGGTACGGTTCCAGCCGCTACTGGTTTCAGCACCAACTTTGTTCCTTATACCGCTGGTGAAGGTCAGTGGGGACAAGACGCACAGGGTATTCAATTCGCAGCTGTTGGTAACAAGACCTACACCTTCGGTGGTGGTGTTGATTATTCGGCTAATAAAGGATATCCTACAACTCTGGGAGATCTTCAAACTTCTTATCAACTGTTCGCTAACGACGCCGATGTTGAAGTTGACTTCCTCCTGATGGGTCCTGGACTTACTACGAAAGTTGAGTCACAAGCCAAGGCTAACCAACTCATTTCTATCGCGGAATCCAGAAAGGACTGTATCGCATGTATCTCCCCACACAGAGCTGACGTTGTTGGTCAAACCAACACAACGACTCAGATGAATAACATCCTTGAGTTCTATTCTCCTCTGTCTTCTTCCTCTTACGCAGTATTTGATACTGGTTGGAAGTATGTCTATGATAGATTCAACAACGCTTTCGTTTACGTCCCTTGTAACCCAGACATCGCTGGAACAATGGTTAGAACTGAGATCACCTCCTTCCCATGGTTCTCACCAGCTGGTGTCCAAAGAGGATCGATCAATGACGCTATCAAACTGGCTTACAACCCAAATAAGGCACAAAGAGATAACCTCTACGGTGAGAGAATCAACCCAATTGTGAACAAGCCAGGTGCTGGTATTGTTCTGTTTGGTGATAAGACAGCTCTCGGATACTCTTCCGCGTTCGATAGAATCAACGTAAGAAGACTGTTCCTGACAGTTGAACAATCCATCGAGGCTGTAGCTAACGCACAACTCTTTGAGATCAATGATTCTATCACAAGAGCCAACTTCGTTAACGCTATTGAACCATATCTCCGTGATATTCAATCGAAGAGAGGACTTTATGACTTCGTCATTAAGTGTGACGAAAATAATAACACTCCTGACATCATTGACAACAATGAATTCAGAGCTGACATCTACCTGAAACCAACCAAGTCAATTAACTATGTGACCTTGACCTTCGTTGCCACCAGAACTGGTGTTGACTTCCAGGAAGTAGCTGGTACTCTTTGATCACGATTCATTAAACTAATAAACGGAGGAAACAAAAAATGGCTACCAAGTCCTTATCCCAATTTAAGACCGAACTGGCGGGCGGAGGTGCCCGCCCCAATCTATTTGAAGTTGAGATCCCTGCGTTCCCAGCAGCTATTGACACTGTTGACTGGAACTCAGACGCTCAAAATACTTTCAAATTCCTGTGTAAAGCAGCTCAGTTACCTGCTTCCACAGTTGCTCCAATCAACGTTCCTTTCAGAGGTAGAATCCTGAAAGTTGCTGGAGACAGAACCTTCGCTGAATGGACAGTTACCGTCATCAATGATGAGAACTTCATCATCAGAACTGCGATGGAGAAATGGGCTGACAAGATCTCCAATCTCTTTGATGCCACTGGTGTTACCAACCCAACTTCTTACATGGCTAACGGCTTTGTTAAGCAACTTGGACGTGGTAAGGTTGCTGAGGCAACAACAAACTCAGGTAATGAGACCTCAGTTCTGAGAACTTACAAGTTCTATGACATCTGGCCTTCTGAGATCAGTGCTATCGAATTGAGCTATGACAACACCGACACTATTGAAGAATTCACTGTAACCTTCCAGGTTCAGTACTTCACTGTTGGTGAAACTGACACATCTGCAACTGGATCTTTCGATGATACAGTTTCAGAGCAGCAAGCATCAACTCTCGACTGATTTTGAAGTTATAAATACTAGGAGACAAATCCTAGTATTTATTTGAAATGGCGAGACTATTTGGTTTCTCAATTGAAGATAACGATAAGACCCCGCCTGGCGTAGTGTCTCCCGTCCCACCCTCTAATCAGGATGGTTCGGAACACTATGTCTCGTCGGGGTTTTATGGTTCGTATGTAGATATTGAAGGAGTATACAAAAACGAGAACGATCTGATTCGTAGATATCGTTCAATGGCACTCTATCCTGAGTGTGATAGTGCAATCGAAGATATTGTAAACGAAGCAATCGTATCGGATACTAATGATAGTCCTATAACTATTGATCTTCAGAACTTGAATGCTAGTGATGGCATTAAGAAGACCATCAGAGACGAGTTTACATATATTCTCGAACTTCTTGATTTTGACAGGAAAGCTCACGAAATCTTCCGTAACTGGTATATCGACGGAAGACTTTATTATAATAAGGTCATCGACCAAAAGAATCCAGAAGCTGGTATTCAAGAACTGAGATATATTGACGCAGCAAAGATGCGTTATGTCCGTCAGGTCAAGAAAAGTCCAAAGGATGCACTCAATCAACTTGAAAACAGAAGAAATGATGATCCATCTGCATATAACTTCCCAGAGTTAGAAGAATATTTCATTTACACTCCTGGTAATACTAAATCAGGTTCTGTTGCTGCATCATTTACTGGTGGTAGCACTAAGGGAATCAAAATGACCCGTGATTCTGTTACCTATTGCACTTCTGGTCTGGTAGATAGAAATAAAGGATCAACACTTTCTTGGTTACACAAGTCAATCAAACCACTCAATCAGTTGATGATGATTGAGGATGCTCTGGTTATCTACAGACTTTCAAGAGCACCAGAACGTAGAATCTTCTACATTGACGTTGGTAATCTTCCTAAAGTTAAGGCAGAACAATACCTTCGTGATGTCATGATGCGTTATAGAAACAAGTTGGTCTATGACGCAAACACTGGTGAGATCCGTGATGACAAGAAGTTCATGTCAATGATGGAAGACTTCTGGTTACCTAGAAGAGAAGGTGGTAGAGGAACCGAAATCTCTACTCTTCCTGGTGGTCAGAATCTTGGTGAGATTACTGACATTCAGTATTTCCAAAAGAAACTGTATCGTTCACTGAACGTTCCTGAGACAAGACTTCAGGGAGACAGTGGTTTCTCACTGGGTAGATCATCTGAAATTTTGAGAGATGAGATCAAGTTCTCCAAGTTTGTTGGAAGAATGAGAAAGAGATTCTCCTCCATGTTCAATGACATGTTGAAAACTCAACTTCTCCTCAAAAATGTTATCACTCCTGAGGATTGGGAGTATATGGGTGATCATATCCAATATGACTTCCTGTATGATAACCACTTTGCTGAACTGAAAGATGCTGAACTTCGTGAAAGCAGACTCAATCAAGCAACTATGGTTGAGCCATTCATTGGTAAGTACTATTCTCAGGATTATGTCAGAAGAAATGTCCTCAGACAGACTGATGCTGAGATTAAGG